CAGATGGTGGTACTGGGGGCGATGGTTCGTCTTGGTGTCGTTATCTGGTCTGGGTTTATCATAACCCTTAATTATGTCGAACTACCCATGGTTAAAAAGAGTCCCGGTGGGGATATAACATTCCCAGCTTCAATATTTACTGGAGCACTCGCCACATTCGGCTTGTCCACAGGCAATGGTAAAAAACAAGACAAAGAGAAACCTAAGACATGACTAAATGGATAATACTCTTAGCACTGTTGTCCCCCACAGCCGCAAGAGCGAACACTGTTACGCCCCAGTTTACAACAGGGTCGATGCAGTCAACGACAACAACAAACCAAGTAATAACAGAAACGGTGGAGCACGACATCAAAGGTGCAGCCGTAACAACTTACAGTGGTACAAATATAACAGTTGGCGGTACTGGTGGAATAGGTTCAGACAGTGCAACCTACACACCAACAACCAACGCAGCAGACTGGGATTTACAGATCACAACCAGAGAAGCTGGAACGATAGAAACAATCTCAATAGAAAGAGAAATCGAAACAGACAGTACCACTACATCTTACTCTATCTTCTCTCAATAACTGCACCAGCATTTGCAGAAGGAGAAACACATAATAATAGTAATCCTGTAGCAGCAGCTACGGGTAATGTAACTAATCAGGCTGTACAGTTCCAAAACAATGGAGCTCAGAGTCGTCAATTTTTTGGTCCTAATATAAGTTGTAATGGCAGTACAATGACATTCCAACCTTTTTATATGGGTAATCATACCAAACCATTTGACGAGCTAATGCAGCCTAGTAGTTATACAATAGCTGAAAACTGGGGGTTTCAAGTTAACTTTATGGTTCCACTAGATAAGTCAGGCTATAAACAATGTAAAGAACTGGCTAAACGCCAAGAAGAAAAGATGCGGCTTGAGTATGAACTTACAAGAGCCCATAAGTGTGCAGACTTACAAAAGAAAGGCTTTCAGATACGACCTAATACAGATATGTATGTACTGTGTCAGGATATTGTACCTATAGTCAAAGTCAAGCCACCTAAAAAAGAAAAAAAATTTAAATTATTCTAATGAGCACATTAACATTACAATGGGAAAGAGAAGCCAAAGCTAAGGCAGCAAAGGCAGCAAAAGCAAAGAAAGCTAAGAAGGAAGCGAAATGATTACAGTAATTAAACCAATAATATTTGCATTTGCAAAATCAAAAGCAGTAAAAGAGCTTGTAGTAAAACTACTAGAAGCTTATGCTAAAACCACCGATAACACAGTAGATGACAAGCTAGTCGAGCTAGTCAAGAAAAACTTATTACCAGAATAATGGCAAAATCCGGTGCATCTAAGGGTGCTAAAAAAATCAACGCTTTTAATGACGGCGTTTTAGATGGAGTAAACGTAGCTCTAAACCAAGGTCCAGTTAGTAACGTAAAAGTTTATGACGATCTACCCGGCGGTGAAAAAAGAGTCTTACCTGACCTTGGAGCTGGCAGAATAGGTAATGTTAGACTAAAGAAAGGCAAAGTCTAATGGATGAACTAAAGAAACTACCTAGAAAAGCAACAGAAGAAAGTTTTAATGAGCTACACTATCTTGTTACAGAAGACTTCTTGCATAGAATAAAAAGTGGAGAAGCTACAACACAAGATTTAAAAGCAGCATGCGATTGGCTAAAGACAAACGACATTACTGGCGTTGCCTACGAAGGTAGTCCTTTAGACAAGCTAAACAAACTTTTACCTACAGTTGATCCATCTCTTGTAAAGAGGAAAGTATATGGCAAGCAAAACTTCTAAGTATTACAAGAAGCATCCGAAGGCTGCCGCTAAAAGGCGTAAGCAGCAACGAAAATACAACAAAACTAAAAAAGGGTTAGCAATTAGAGTCAATGCAAACAAACTTAATCGAAAACTTGGTACATATGGAAACCGTGACGGGTTGGATGCCGCCCATTATAAGGGTAGTAAAACCCGTGGCAGATTACAAAAGCCATCAAAAAATCGACGTAGCAGACTCAAAATTAAAAAATGACCCCATTACTACCAAACCCTGATTACTATTTACACAATTTAATAACCATGACAAGTTCAGAATCAAAACGGCTCTGGAGAAGGGCTATCAAAGAGCACTTTAATTGTCAATGCGTTTATTGCGGAGAAACTTATGATTTACAAAAACTCACCATTGACCACGTACGTCCAAAATGTAGGGGCGGAAAAGATGTGGCAACAAATGTTGTACCGTCGTGTCAAAGATGCAATCAGGAAAAAGGTAGTAAACACTGGAGAGACTGGATGAGGTCGACATTCGGCATCACAGATAGAGAACAAACTATTTTATCACATATAAGATGACAGAAAAAGACCCTTATGAATCAGAGCTGGATAAAGAAAAGAAAGCAGAAAACGAACGTATCGAAGAAGCTAAAGACAATTTAACAGAAGGCAAGATTCGTGAGCAACGTGAAGGTGAAGGCACACTTGATTACAGAAAACGTATTTATCCAGACTATAAAAAGAATAGACTTAAGAATCAACGAAGAGTACCTTTACCGGGTGATGATGACATACAAGCACAGGGTGATGCAAAGCTAAATCCTACTGGGGATATGCTTGCACCTAAAACTCCAGAAGAAATCGAAGCTGCTAAAACAGGCATCGAAGAAGCTAAAAAAAGAATGAGGGGTGATGGTGCAAAACAAGAACGAGATTCAGATGGTTTCCTAAAATTAGTAGGTCAAGGGCTAACAGTCTTTGGCGAAGCTCTGGATACAGTTGATAAGAATGTTTTAGGTAGAATAGGTCTTGGTGACAAAAACTTATACACAGCTAGAAGAGGTATAATAGATGGTTTAAGCGAAAGACATGTAGCTTTAGCGTTATTAGGCGAGTTTTTACTGCCTGATACACTTGATTTAGTTACACTTGGATTAGCATATATACCAAAACGCTTTCTTAAAACACCTAAACTACTTAAAACGTGGGCTAAATCTACAAAAGCTGCTACTAAAGCAGATGCAGCTGGAGATTTTAGTGGTGCACTACTACTAGGTGGTAGACCTAGACTTGCACAAAGAACTGTAGCTAATGAATTAGGTGACGAAGTATTTGAAAATCTAGTTAATGCTAACAAAGCTACTCAAAGACCAGCTAAACTACCATTAACTACGCCAGAAAAACAGAAAGCAAAGATTCTTGCCGGTAAAGGTGATATATTTGATCTAAATGCTGCTGTGATGGGTAAAGGTATAGAAGGCAGACCCGGAACACCTAAGTATACTCAAAAGTTACGTACTGATGTTGTGACTAAAGTAGATGAAAAGTTAGTCAAACAGTTACAAAAAAAGTTTGGTGGAACAGATACAGAAGCTGCACTATTTTTACAGAAGCAACAAGAAGTACTAAGACAGGTAGAAAAGGCTAGAGAGTACATGAATAAAGAATTTAAACTACAACAGTTTGGTTTTGCTTTCGATGATACTATAGAAGCAATAGCAGCTTTCGAGGACTGGATGAAAGGTTTAGGTCCAGCTAGAGCAAAAGCTGTTATGGGCAAAGTCAAGCCTGATATCACTGATACTGAGCTTATGGACTTCTTTGAAAAACTACGTGTTGACTCTGGTGCTTATGATATAGGACATATAAATGCTGCTAAAAATATTTATAGACGTTTAGCTGGTGGTGGCGGTAAAGGTGCTAACTTTGCAAGCAATTTAGAACTTGAGCCTGCTAGAAACCTTGTAGAAATTAGCATGGATAGACGTAGAAAGGAAGTTGTTAAGTTAATCGAAAAAGGTAACAGAGCTCGTGGATCTAGAAAAGATTTACCTATAGATATTAACCGAATGAGAGGTGTATCTGCTAATATAGAGGAAGAATACCTTAAGTTTATACATCCTGATATGCGAAACTTTCTTGAAAATTTGTTACCAGTAGAGTTGCATGATGATTTTATACAATCTACAATGGAAGCACTTGCAGAAAAAAGAAAGTTTGGTATACAAGATTTTGACGACTATTTAATGGAAGTTTGGGATTTTGACTTTGGTGGATTTAAACTGCTACCAAAACAAAGCCAGAAAGCAATTAGAGATGCTTTTAAAAATCAAAAAGGTATGATACATGGGCAACAACAGCTAGATATGTTTAATCAACCGTATACAAAGGGTTGGAAAAAGACAGCAACTAAAGAAAACCCAATGGGTGGTTATCGTGAAAGTTGGGTAGAAGAAGTAATAAACGATTATTTAAACAACTTAGATGAAGCTCAACAATTAGGTTTAACAAAAACATTTTTAGACGATGCTACAGCTAGAGGCTTTGGTGCTGGTGTCGATGACGTTGGTAAACTGCCTACTAGAAAAATAGGAGAGGCTATAATAGATGAAGACCCTGTTAAAAATGTACTCAGAAAAACATTTACTGAAAACCCTGTCGTAGAAGCTAGAGCTAAATTAAAACGGGGACGTAAGAAAAAACCTAAGTCATGACCGAAAAAAATTCCCTAGCCCTATTACAGCAAGACTTTAAGTTATTTTTACAGGCGTTATGGCATGAATTACATCTTCCACCGCCTACGAGGGCACAGTATGCAATCGCAGACTACTTACAAACCGGACCCAAGAGACTCCAGATTCAAGCTTTTCGAGGTGTTGGTAAATCTTGGATTACTGGTGCTTTTGTGTTATGGACACTCTTTAATGACCCAGAAAGAAAGATCATGATTATCTCTGCGTCAAAAGAACGTGCAGATAACATGTCTATCTTTTTACAGAAATTAATTATAGAAACACCATGGTTAAACTTTTTAAGACCCAAATCCGACGACTCAAGGTGGTCACGTATAAGCTTCGACGTAAATTGCAGCCCACACCAAGCCCCCTCCGTGAAGTCCGTAGGTATTACGGGTCAGTTAACTGGATCACGTGCGGATCTTATGATTCTGGACGACGTAGAGGTCCCGGGCAACAGTATGACGGAGTTGATGCGTGAAAAACTACTTCAACTCTGTACTGAGGCGGAAAGTATCCTTACCCCGAAAAGCGATAGCCGTATTATGTATCTCGGGACTCCTCAGACTACTTTTACTATTTATCGTAAGCTGGCAGAGCGTTCGTATCGTCCCTTGGTTTGGCCGGCAAGATACCCAAGAGGTAAAAACATTACCCAGTACGAGGGACTACTAGCACCTGAGTTACAGGTAGATATAGATAATGGAGTCGATGAATGGGCTCCTACAGATGATCGCTTTACAGACGAAGACCTACTCGAAAGAGAGTCAAGTATGGGGCGGTCAAACTACATGTTGCAGTTTCAACTAGACACAAGCTTATCAGATGCAGAAAAGTTCCCACTTAAAATGGCTGATCTCATCGTTACTAGCGTTAATCCTAGTAATGCACCCGAGAATATCATATGGTGCTCAGATCCAGCCAATGTCATTAAAGACGCACCCACAGTTGGATTACCGGGGGACTATTTCTATTCACCTATGCAAATGCAAGGGGATTGGGGAGAATATGACGAAACCATTTGTAGCGTTGACCCATCAGGAAGGGGTACAGACGAAACAGCGGCTTGTTATATATCCCAAAAAAACGGAATCCTCTATCTGCATGAAGTGCGAGCCTACAGAGACGGGTACAGTGATAATACCTTGCTCGACATCCTTAGAGGCTGTAAAAAGTACAATGTATCAAGCTTGGTTATCGAAACAAACTTTGGAGATGGAATCGTAAGTGAATTATTTAAAAAACACCTTATTCAAACAAGACAAAACATCTTTATTGAAGAAGTTAGGGCTAATGTCAGGAAAGAAGACAGGATCATTGATAGTCTTGAGCCTGTGCTTAACCAACACCGTCTTGTTGTTGATCGTGGTGTCATTGATTGGGACTATTCCTCCAACAAAGACAGTGCACCTGAAAGTAGGCTCTTATATATGCTCTTTTACCAAATGAGTCGTATGTGTAGGCAGAAAGGAGCAGTAAAGCATGACGATAGACTTGATGCACTAGCTCAAGGTGTCAAATACTTTACAGATGCCCTACATATTAGTGCACAAGAGGCTATAAAAGACAGAAAACAAGAAGAGTTTGCAAATATGCTAGCAGAGTTCCTAGACGACCCACAGGCAAGTGCTAATCATTTAGTATTAGGTCTGAATCTAGAGCAGCGGCAGCAAGCTAACGCAAATAGTACCGGTGAAAGCTCAGTTCCTAACTGGCGTTGAGCGATCACGCACTTATACAGGGGAGGAGAAGGGTGGACTCAGCCCCTGTAACCCAATATCCTATGAATGGATATACCTAATAGACCTCCACTAACTAACAACCATGAGAATATTCGCAGCAATAGAGCGTATATTACTGGATAGATGGAGAAAAACAAAGATAGCACTTAAAGTAAACAAGTGGCCGTTGTTAAGTCTTCAAGAACAGCGATTACAGCTCAAGAAACAATACTTGGAGAGCTTGTTCCGTAAAAAATGACATAAATTTCTGAGGTCGATATACGACTCTACACGGACGCAAGTTCCCCCATTGTCACAAATGATTCTCAACATGGACGGCTATGACACGTGAGTCCACAATCACGACTTGTCAAGGTACGGATTGCTACAGTTCACAATCACAGCTAGGACGCAGATGCGACTGGTAAG